ATACCAAAGAAACTATAGGGATTTCTTTCGTAGGGGAATGCGTGGTAAGGCAATCTAAAAGGTGTAAAGGGATTAATAACTGCTCTTAGTAATTTTCCATTGCACATCCAAGCATTAATCTGCACTTCATCTAGATCATCTACATCTTCTGATATTTCCATGCCTACTTGTCGAGCATATTCAGCATCCATGACACCCCAATAGAAATACATACTCACATTCATCTATGTTAGTTGCATTCGGGTCAGGAAAGAAATCCCAGATAGATACAAACTCTATACGAGGAACTCTAACGTCTACTGGGGTATAAACCCTTTCTCCGTTTTCCTCATTCCATTTATTTAATGTTTTATTAAAGTTAAATGGGCCTTTAACAATGCCTGTGCCAAATAAAGAAGATTCAAATAAAGCATTTCTAATTTCACTAGAGCCATTAGATTCTTCTATTTGATCATGGATGAGTTTTTCCATCCTTCTAGAAGAATCTTTAGCAGGAGATATACTAAACTCTTCAAGAGTAATTCCTGCACCTTCAATAACATCTTCTTGTAACTTTTTATCTAGAGGAGTTACATCAAACTTGCCAGAATCAAAAGTAGCTCCGGGTTTTAGTACCCTTCCATCTCCTTCATATCCTACATCAAAAGGATTTTCAGTTTCTGCTTCTTGAGGTTGAGTAGTTTCAATTCCCGGTAAAGGATTTTGAGTATCTAAATGAGCATACTCAGATACACCTTCAGGCATTTTAGTTTCTGAAATACCTATAGGAAATTTATTTGCTCCAAAGATTACATCTACAAGCTGCCCGAAAGCAGCTAGAACTTTTGTCTTTGTTACTTTAACAAAGACTCTAGACTTTTCAGATTCTCGAAACTTAACGTCTTTATTATAAAGACCACGATAATTCTGATAAGAGGTTATCCATCTACTCTCATCTAAATCTCTAGCACTTTCAGCAGCTTGATATCTATCTACTAACAGAGCAACCAGATTATTCCGCAAAGATTCTTCTAGAGTAAGCTCTAATCCTTGCTCATTTTCTGATTGCTCAAAATAGAGTTCATTTGCCGTTAAACTATTTTCTTCAGCCATGAACTAATCTCTATTGATCAGGTGTAGCTCCAAGGTGCAAAAACTCTACAATATAAGTAACAGTCGTTGCAGCAGTTGCTAAGTCGGCTCCAATTGGAGTAAGCCTAGCGTGTAGTGTACGTGCAGCAGCAGAGTACAAAGTAGCTGCAATTACAATTGCTTCACTTGTAGCAGGGCCACCTACGACACCAGCAGTTACACCAGTACCTACAAAAGCATTAGCTCCATGCCCATGCGAATCTTGAATAAGATACAAGGGTGCATTAGCTGTCCAAGTTACTGCTGATCCACCATCATCAAGGATAGCTTCCGTAGCAATAAGTTGACCGCCACCTGCCGCAGTACCTAAACTAAAATCTACATCATTACCAGAACTACCCGCAGTAACAATATTACCTGCAGGAATAGCAATAAGATTCTTAATAATAGTGTCGGCGGGTTGAGTAAATGAAACATCTGTATTTGTATCATCAGTTACTGCAATAGTAGCTGTAGTTACTGAAGTCATGGAAGTAATTATATTATCAGCAATTTCACGAACATCTGATGTCCTTGCTGAGTTTCTCCCAGTATCTCTTACATTATAAACTGGATTTGCCATTCTAATATTGCCTCGTTTAAGTTATTTAATTATTTTACTAACAGTAAATCTATTAGCCGAAGTTATTATTATTATTTATTAATACCCAAATACATTGTCCGATGGTGTGTAAGCTTGTTCTAATCTTAAATGTCTTAATTGATTCAAAGGATCATTTACCCTTGGTCTAGACATAATAAGATACCTTAAAGCATCATAAGCATGATCTGGAGCTTTAGTATCTACATCTTCAGGGTTAGATTTATCTAGTGGAATACTTTGTAATTCTTTTATTAAGCTAGGGCAACTATTAAATATTTGTAGTCTTGGTCTGCCACTAGGCTGTATTTTTAAGTATTCGTGTATTTGAATCTTACCCTGTATTCTATTTTTATCTGATCTACGTAATTTATGCCCATAACGTACTAAGGTTTCACCAACCGTAGGGCCAGTAGTTCCTGTTCTGTTCCAAGCTGACGTATCTAAAACTCCAGACACAGAAAAAGGATCTAGAAGTTCCATCTCTGATATTCTACGGGCTAAATCTAAACCTGTCAAGTTTTTTTGATATAATTCACGATATACTATTAATGTACTATCACTAGGATCTATTGCCACCCATACACAAGCAGACTCACTTGCATAGCCATAATCAATACCTTTAAGTCTTTCCCAGTTTATAGGTATTTCAAAGGGAGGAATAACATGATGATCTATATGAAATTCAGTAAAGGCTGCACCCTCATTAACATCCCAGTTGCCTTCTAGTAACTGTCTGCGCTGTGTAGGTGGTAGAGCTTTTAACATCTGCTCATACCTACCATCGTAAGCTAGATAAGGATTATCTTCTAGACGAGCAGGTATAAACTTTCTTGTAAGACCATCAGCACCTTCAAAACTTAGGTTAGGGGGGGCTGAGTCAACATATCGTTTCTTGACCCAGTGCGCCCCCACCCCTCCAGGGTTTGCCGTACAACGCATGTAAGGTATGATTGCGCTATCAGTTGTACGTAGCCTCGATGCTAGATAGTTCCAAGAAAATTCAGTGGGTAAGTGAGTAATCTCATCAAAACCTATCCAACTGTATGCTTGCCCTTGGTAACGGTAAACGTCTGCATCTCGCTCAAGAAACCCGAACTCTATTTTTGCTCCTGAAGGAAAATTCCAAAGTTTTTCTACTTCTCTGTATTTACAACCCGGAAAAGCTTTGGGATATAACTCCCTCGATTTATCTATTAACTCACGTAGCTCTGGCATTGACCTTCTAAGGATCAAAGCCCTATGTGCTGACCTATGTGCATATCGTAGTGGATCAACCAACATAGCATAGGACTTACCGCCCCCCGCTGCTCCACCATACAATACATCGGTTTCTCCTGCCGCTAAGAACTCTTCTTGTGGCCCCTTATTAGGAGAGAATATTACTTTTTCTTTTGCTTCTTCTTGAACACTTTCAGGAGTATTTGACAACTCTTCAGGCGTTGTAATTTTTGAAGCGTCATTATTATTTAATTTATTTATAGTCTCTTTAGTATTCTTTAAAGACTTTTTATATGATTTAAGTTTAGATTCTGCTTGAAATATCTTTTTTTCTTTATAACGGATGGATCGTTTAGCACTTAACTCAGCTTTAGTTTTACTGTGATAGTTGTATCCACGACTTTTAGAACCTTTCAGCCTCCCTGCTTTCTTCTTAGGGGTTCCATCCTTCTTTAAAAGAAAGTTACCCTCTTCATCCTTTAGATATCTTTCAGGATTACTTTCCCAATCATCCATCAATAAGATTTTTCAAGCCTTGGTAACTTAGACTTCTCCCTGTTTTATGCTCTATCCAAGAAGAGCCTTCACGTAGAGATAAAACCTTTTGTTTAACCATACCTTTTATCTCTTCTAAGACTTCTAGTTGTTCTGGTATAGGCTGTAAAAGTTTTATATCTTCTGGATCTTTCTCATATCCAAAAGGAATACGCCCTTTAAGCTTCCTCGTATTCTCCATCAATAACAGTATCCTTCTTTGCAGGTAAAATAAATAAACCAGTGTCCGTTTTATGAGTAACATCTATTCGATCTGTTTTAGCTAACCCAACCCTATCCAGTATCGTCTGAGCAGCTTGTAACCGCATATTAGCTTGAGGTATAGGTGTATCAGAATTCATTACTTGAACAAGCTTAAAAGCAGCTTGAGGAGCAGACTGAGCTAAAATACCTTCAGCTAAGTCTAATATTTCCCTTTTTAAGGAATGTACAACTTGATAATGATTACTATATCCAGCCAACTCAGCAGCAGACTTTGGATCACCTCCTGTCTCAACAAGACGGTCTAAGAAACATTGTTGTTTAGTTGTTAATTCTTTTTTAGACATTATGAATAAAGTATAGAGATATAATTGAGATCTGTCAACTTGTAGATACAAATTGACAATTCTCAATTATGACTCTACAATATGGAAACAGCTCATGTGAGTTCATTTAGTAATTAGTTAAGTAATACTTTAAAGACTTTAAAAGCCCGACAAAAATCTTAAAAGCCTCTATTTCTTTACCTCCCCTCATCTATCTATTCCACTAACCGAACAAGAAGCTATATATACCATATATAGTATGTTGTCTGGTTAGTGGCTATTAAACCCGCCAAAATTAGAGAACTTTTAAAGTTAAGTAGCTGCTTGACATTTCAAAGTTTCTAAAAATGTATGAGTATTAGTATATATAGTAGGGTAGGGGCATGGTCACCTGCCTACCCCTTAAACTTGGATAGCCTTTGAAAGACTTTTAATACTTAAAAGTCTTTCAAGTTCTTTAAAATTTCTCAGCCAGAGTTCAAGACTTAAAAGATTTATAAATCTTTTAAGGTTTTTAAAACTTTTAAAGTAAAAGTTTTAAAGAACTTGATAAAGTTTTAAAGAATTTAAATGTAGACTTAAATTACTTTAAAACTTCTAAAATCTTTTAAGTTTCAAAAACTTAAAAGATTTTCTTTTTTCTTTTGATCAATTCTTTTAGGTTCTAAAGATTTACTAAGATTAACTGATCTTTAAAACCTTTCCCCCTTTGATTCCCCCATGACGATGACGATGCTCTGGAGCCTTACGTCTTTTTAGCTCTTCTTACTCTTTATGTAAGAAGAGCGTAAAAAGACTTAGTAACTTTTAAAATGCCAATGGAGGCAAATTATGGAAAATTCAACAATCGACTACTCATCATATCCCGCCAATCAAAAAGCTGTATGGCTGGTCGCTCATCATTTCTGTGAGTTGATCGGAATCAAACAAAAAGATCCAAAGAGATATTGGACTTCCCGTTCATTCAGAGCAGGTTTGATTGCGGCTTCAAGTAATAAAGGACAGTTTATTACTCAGGGTGATATTAAAGAGTTCCTTGCGATTTCAAAGAAAGAATTAATTCCTGTGAAATTGAAGTCAACTCCGAAAGCTTCCAAAGTGAAAGCGAAGGTTCAAGAAGTTCAAGAAGTTCAAGAAGTGAAGACTTCATCTACAGGCCGAATCAAAGGTCTAGAAGAACGAATGAATAATATCGAAGATACACAAAACGATATTAAAGAACTTCTTCAAAAGCTACTTACAAAGTAGCTTTAAACCGGGAGGTTATCTTTGATAGCCTCCCAAATTTTAATTATTAAATCCTTTTAAGATTTCAGGAGTTTCATCAATGATTGAATTAATATTATGTTTACTTGTTACATTTTCAATTACATCAACATTAATTTATTTAGTGTATAAATCATCTAATAGAATTAAAGTTAGAAAGATTGTTCGTTTCAACAGAGAACAGTTTTTAATAGCAATTTATTTGCCACTAGTATTGGCCCTAGCAGTATTATTCATTGGTCATACCTTTGGTATGTTAATTATTTTTAGTTAAGTAGTTGACAGATTAGATTTAATTGTGTTTATAATAAAATTGATCACGCAATGCCGTAGGAGGCAATTATGGAAGCAGCATTATTTGAAACATTAAGTGGAATACATGCACATGAGATGCAGGATGATGATTTTGAACTTTGTTTAGAATGTGGTGAAGATTCAAAAGGTTATATGTATTTTGATGACGACGAAACATTCATGTGTGAAGAATGCCATATTATTAATTTATTGGAGCGACACGCCCCACTTCGTTTTTAAATATATATATAAAAGATTTAGTAAGTCTTTTACATAGTGAAAGACTTACATAAATCGTTTAAGCCGTAGGAGGCAATTATGAGCATCGAAGAGATTAAAGAAGAAATATTTTCAGACAATAATGTAATTGATTTATTTGCAGCAGATGAAATTAGGGATAGACCTAATGATTCTCCTGTGAATATTCATTCTGACCGTACCGTTTACGAGGTTTAAACAATAATTTAGTTAAACCTCAAATCCTGAGTATGATTCTAAACTACTCACTTTGTTTTAAACTTTTGCGTAGGAGGCAATTATGAATGAAGAATATGAAGAAGAATTAAATAAAATTAAAGCTAATTCAGAAGAGATATATCAACAGATTGTTGAGAATCGCTATTCTTCTGATGAATTAATAAAAGAATTACGAAATCTTTCAGATCAAGCCGCAGATATTATGCAGGAATTAGATTCATTATGACCCATAAATCTAAAGTTTGGTTTGATTCAAAAGATTTAAAAGCTCTCGGTGATCCATTCCATGAAGTAGGAGCAGCCTTTGCGGGTGAAATAGAATGGGATTATTATGAAGATCAAGACGGTTCGTATGGAATTCACTGGCTTGCATACAGGCTTGACTATTTATGGCATGCAGATATCTTGAACCCACTAACAAATAACACTAAATGGATATCTATAAAGACTGATAAAAGATGTATTGATATTTTAGGAAAAAAGTTTAATTGCTCAAGAGGGCCAACGTCACTAAGTTATTTAAGTTAATTATTATAAAAGATTTAGTAAGTCTTTTACGTAGTGAAAGACTTACATAAATCGTTTAAGCCGTAGGAGGCAAAGTATGACATTACTAGCATTGTATCCATCAAAGAAAAATATGAAAGAAAACATAGGACAGAAGCTGATGTATCAAGAAACTTCTATGTTCGGCCCGGAGTATCAGTCTAATGGAGAATTAATTGTATGTAATAGACCTCATATGACATTCATAGGGAGAGAATGGTTCGGTCAAGTTACTTTAAAAGACGATGTAATTGTTAAAGTTAAATAAATATAAAAGATTTAGTAAGTCTTTTACGTAGTGAAAGACTTACATAAATCCTTTAAAGCTGTGGAGGCTGATTATGAGAGCAATAGAAAAGAAAATGAATAAAGCAATACGATCACAAGAAAACTTTAGACTTGATAACACTCAGGTTAAAGTAATACGTAATGGTATTTTGCACGATGGTGTTTATGTATTTCTGCATGATAATTTAATAGCTGAGTTCGGTAATAATAATGAGATCTGGCTAGTAGATGGAGGCTGGCAAAGCAATACTACTAAATCTAGATTGAATGCTATCTGCTCTGAATTTGCCCCTAATGTAGGTATATTCCAAAAGAACTGGGAATGGTTTGTATCAACTGCAGATAAAATATTACCTTGGAATGGTAATACATTAAGTCTGTTTACTGATTTTAATAATGGCTCAATGCCAGATGGTACACAGATTAATATTTAAAGTTTAACGTGTTATTAGGTTTTGACCATTAATATTTAGTCTATTGTTATTCAATAAAGGTTTAACAATTACTAAATTCCATGAGGCTCATGTAATACCTCCCTAATAACATTTTAATTTATATATAACTCATTCATAAAAGGGAAAGCACTATGAAATTTCAAAAATGGGATGGAACCGAACGAATATGCAAAACCTTCAAAGACGATTGCATTGTGAGGTCAGTCAGTATTGTTTGTGACGAACCTTATAAAACTACGTTTGAAAACTTAATGCATATTGGAATTGAAGTAGGGGCTTATCCAAACCACGACAAAGTGTGGCAAAAATACCTTGAAGGCAAAGGGTTTGTGAAGAACAAAATGCCCCGTCCAGTTGGCAAGCCAAGAGGCACAATCAAGTTGCAAGATTGGAACTTTGATGGGATTGCTGCCGTTCGTAATAGTGGTCACCTAACCGCTGTAGAAAACGGTTGGTGCATAGATACTTGGGATTGTCGCTATCGACCAGTTAATTCCTACTGGTCTAAAGATAAAGAATTTATTGAGATAGATGAAGATACAGACTCTCTTGATTGGACGGGGGGAGCTATCGAACCTGACAGTAAGTACGATGGATACTGGGAAGAATAATAATGAAAATTAAAAATGTTTTTAAAGTATCTTTATTTATTTACCCACTGATTGTTTTAATGCTATTAATTTTTCTTCTATTGGTAAGTTGTGATTCTAACAGAACAAATAAGGTTGTGTTGGAGAAAAACTATTCGCCCCTTAGTAAACCTTATGTACCGCTTTCTAAATCTACGGTGAAAAAATATCCATTTAAAGAATGTTTTTTTATAGCTTCAGAAAAACATAATTTAAATCCAGAATATTTAGCGGCTGTGGCAAGTGTAGAAAGTAGTTTTAATCCTTCAGCCAAATCACCTGCGAATGCTATTGGAATAATGCAAATTAGATGGCCCCTAACAGCAAAAGAATTAGGAGTTACTGATATAAAAGAATTATATAATCCCTGTAAAAACATAGACTTAGGAGCTAAATATCTAGCAATGCTTGAACATAGATTTGATAGTAGATTGTTAGCTTTATCAGCTTATTTTGAAGGGCCAACTAAAGTAAGTAGAAATAAAATTATTTCCACAAAGTCTATTAATTACATAGAAAGAATATTAAACAGAGAAAAGATGTTAAATAATTCTTTATAGTAGTTGACAGGTTATGTATACACACTGATATAATATTTAAAGGCTCTTATCAACCTCCTACAGGGGACGGTAGACCTCTTTAGATACTTTAACTAGTAAGAGCCTTATTTCATAATAGTTAAAGTGTCACTCTACCACTAATTAAGGTATAAAAATGAGAAAACTATGGAGCCTATGGTGTAAATCATTAGGTGAAAAGGCTTCTGACAATAGTAAAGAGGCAGACATTGTAGCTTTATTTAGAACAATAATTGTTATGGTTAACTTTGTAACTTGTTTTTTTATTATGGCAGGAATTTTACAACATTGGTAAAGGAAATAGTAATGGATACAGAACTAGATATTAGGATAAAGAATAAAGAAATACATAACTCATGGGTGAATGTAGATTTAGATTATGAATGGGAACCTTCAGAATATCTTAAAGAATATTTAAGATTAAATCCTTCTGCTGCTATGCATGACATAAATGAAATTGAAATTAATCCTATTCAATACAGATATGTAGAAGATGAAACTCATGGTAACTATGATGCATCTTCAATAATAATTTGTGGAAGAGATGAGGTTTTCTTCAAAGAAAAAATCATTAAAAATTATAATGATTCTTGGTCACCTTTATATGAGGATGAATCTTATGCCACGTAGAACTGCTTATAAATCAACTGTAGATTTTGCACCCTCCTTTGAAAAACCAATAAGAACTTTTCATAAGCATGAGAATATGCAAGAAGTCTGTGATTACTGGGAAAATAATCCTACTAATAAAAGAATTTTTGTGTATGCAGATAATCCTAAATCAATGGCAGGTGATCATATTGAAGTTCATGAAATATATAACATAGAAGATGGACTATTCAGGCCAGTAGATAAACCTAGATATTTTAATACGGCGTTTAAAAATTGCAAGAAAACTAAATAAGGAATAAAGATGAGCAGACAAAATGCAATAATCGTAGATGTTGATGGCACACTAGCTCTGCGTAATTTAAATCTTGAAAATCCTAGAGGGCCATACAATGGGGAACGAGTTAAAGAAGATTTAGTTAACGAACCTATCGCTAACTTAATTACTTCTTTGGAAGCTTTACAGTTTAAAGTTTTGATTGTGACAGGGCGTGATGGACTCTATGAAAGTCTAACAAAAGAATGGTTAACTGAGCAGGGCATCCCCTTTTATGATTGTTTTTCTAGACCTACAGGTAGTAATGATAGTGATGCTACTGTAAAAAAATCAATCTACCTTGAACAAATTGAGCCATTTTATATGGTTCATTATGTTTTTGATGACCGGGATTCTGTTGTAAAAATGTGGAGAGATTTGAATTTAACTTGTTTGCAAGTAGCAGAGGGTAACTTTTAGTCTCTCTTAGCTTTAAAGACTTTAACGCTAGTGAAAGTCTTTAAAGCTTAGAGAGACTTAGAGAGGTGGAAAACTGAAAAGGAAACTAGTGTATGGGTAAGGTTAATGATATGTATCTTAAAGAAGTAGAAAGTATGTCCGATGAAGAACGAGAAAAACATCACGATGAAGAAGATTTAAAATCTCC